ATGATAAGCTTTTATATAGACCACAGTCAGACGATCTGGATGACATAGAATTGTGAATATATAAAACCTAGTAAAAAACATAATATTACAATATGCCATTATTTGGATTAGTATCTAATGCAACCGCCTCTAGCTTAAAGTCTTCTGTTACAGGATTTGGAGATAAAGTTGATAATTTCTTCGACTTTTCTAGCCCTGACGGTAAAAGCGTTCCAAAGAACGTGAATCCACAAGATACAATACTTGGAAATTTTGAAAATCCTAATGCAAGAAGTAGAGCTCTTTTAGTAGGAGAACCTTTGTCTAATGTTAGAAGTGCAGGTAAAGCACAATATTATACACAAGAAGCTGACTCTGTCGTTTACTTTAAAAGAGGTAAAGACGGTAAAGATACTAAAGAGAAGATAACAGACGGTGTGCATGCATACTCTACTTTTAATAAATACAGTCTTGTAAATTTTAGAGGTAGTTTCTTTACACCAGGTGGAGCTGCTAAATCTAAGGGAATAGACTCTATTGAATATAATAAAATAGATGAAAGAACTCTAGACAATCCTACAGTTTCTAAAATAGTAGAAATTACTAAAAACAATGCAGCCAGTTCAAGTGGATATGGATATATGTATAACTATGCAGATTTTGCAATGTGTAGATATAATGGTAAAATACCTAATAATTATCTACTTACTTTAAGAAGATTTCCATACCCTGTACAGGACGACATTATTACACCAATGGATATCGATAAAGATGGTAAGGTACGTGAAACAGATCAACCCGATATTGCCAGAGCCGTAACATGGATGAGTGAAGTAACGGGTAACAGTATGTCATCAATTCTTAATTGGTCACATGGATATAATTGGAAAGATGAATCTGCATCAATGCAGACAAAGCAATCTAACAATTCAAGTAGAAGAGGTGCATTTGGACAATTCCTAGATTCTAGTGTAATTGGTACTGCAGCGGCAAATGCTTCAGCCGGAGTAGATGGTATAACAGCACAGAGAAGAAAAAACGGAGGAAGTGGATATGATGCCATGTCAACTACATACCCTAACCATGTCTTTGGTCCGGTTAATGTTATTAAGGATGTTTCTTTTAGAGATCAAGGTTTAACCTTTAATCAAGAATTTAAGCTTAAATTTGAATATGAATTAAGATCTTTTGGTGGTGCAAATCCAAAGGTGTTAATGTTAGACCAACTTGCTAATATAATGGTATTAACATCTAGTCAGGCTCCTTTCTGGGGAGGATCTGTAAGATATGTTGGAAACGGATCTGCTGGTAAACCCCTAGGTGATCTTAGTTTAATTAAAGCGGGTAATTATAGTGGATTTATTAAAAGTGTTGCATCTGGTTTAGGAGATATGTTTAAGGGAGTTGTTAATGACGTAAAGGGATTAGCTAGTGGAAAAGATTCTAAATTCTTAAATAATATATTAGGAGGTACTTTAATGAAAATGTTTAATTCTCCATCAGGAGGACAGGGTGCAGCTTCTTTATTAACAGGAGACCCTACAGGTGCATGGCACCTTACCGTTGGTAATCCATTAAATCCTATAATGCTTGTTGGTAATTTAACATGTAGAGAAACTAACGTTACCTTTGAAGGAGGTATGGGTGTACAAGATTTTCCTGAAAGAATGACAGTAGAAATAACACTTAAACCAGGTAGAGCTAGAGATAAACTAGATATTGAATCTATGTTTAATATGGGTAGAGGTAGATTCTATTTACAACCGGAAGAAGGTGTTGACATTAATCAAACTTATATAGAAACTGCTTACGGTGGTAAAGATAAGAGAAAAGCACTTAACTCTGAATTTAGAAAAATAGCTAACGGATAATGAAACTATATAGTGTAGATAAAAAGCAAATTGCGGATGGCAAATTAACAATGTCAACTCCTACTTTTATTTTTCTAGAACAAGAAGAAAGTTCAGTACAGGGTGTACACGTTGTGGAAAATGACGAAACATGTAGAATTGATTTAGTTTCATTAAGTGAATATGGTACACATGATCATGTTGATGCTATTTTAAAATTTAATGGTATTTCAAATCCATTTTCTATAAAAGAAGGAGATGTTCTTTATATTCCTAAAATAGACATAGCTAAAAAGAAATTTAAACTTACTCTTAATAAGAATTATAAAAATCCAATAAGAGATCAGTTTATAAATACTAAAAGATTACCGGTTAAAGACGCTAATAGAATAGAGTATTTAAGCAAGAAATATAATAAAGAAATTCTACCACCTAATATTTTACAATCAGGTCAAGAGAATATTGAAGTTACTAACGGAGAAATTAGAATTTAAAAAGGATGCCAATAGATAATCACATTTTAAATGTATTAGAGCACTCTTTGGAATTAGACGTAATAAAGTTTGATTCACATGAAGAAGAAGAGGGTGCACAAAAGATAAGTCATGAATATGGCGGTCCTGTTCCTATGATAGTTGTTAATGGTAATTCATTCTCTGATGAATCTATTAAAAAAATGGAAATAGACTGTAGTGTAAGAATTCCAATGATAAGTGTAGTTGTCGTAGATACACAAGGTACGTTTGATGCTGATAATACACCAAGAGACGGAGATGTTATCTCAGTAAGAATAGCTGCAAGACAGCAAGACACTTTTAAAGATATTAGAATAGATTTTGATATAGACGAAATATCAGGTCCCCCTGCTAATGATTTAAAAAGATCAACGAACGGAGCTAAGTATGTTTTTCAAGGAACTATGAAAATACCAACGATGCATTCTGAAGGATGTGCATCCTATGAAGGTACTTCTAGAGAACAAATTGAAGAGTTTGCTAAAAATTTAAAATTAGGATTAGCTACAAATATAGATTCAGCAGACGATGCTATGAAAGCTCTTAATGCATGTCAGCCTAACTTAGAATTTTTAAATAATTTAGTAGAACACTCATATATAGGTGAAGATAGTTTTCAAACATATTGTATAGATCCTTACTATAATTTGTGTTTCGTTGACGTTAATGCACTATTAAATTCAGAAGAAGGCTTAGATGAAACTTTCATCAACATGGGCATAGACTTTGACGAAGACGGAGAAGAACAAACTTCTAATAAAATAGAATCCCCCAATATATTAACGAACGCAGCTTCAATGAATTCAACTAACACGTTTATAGAAAGCTATAACCTTGTTAACAATGCAGGTGCTTTAGCTAAGAAAAACGGCTATAAAAGGAAAATGATATATTGGGAAAATGATTCAGTGGGTGTAGTTGCTCATGAGTTAGAACCTCTTGCGAGTGAAAACATGAAGGATATAGATGAACCTCTAAAGGGCAGAAGAGATGAAGACAGATATACTAAAGAGGTAAAATCAAAGTATGTTGGAAGGCTTCCTATTCAATCCGACGATATGCCAAATGTTCATTTAAATTATTCATATTCTGCTATAAGCAATCAGCAAAATCTAGATGAAATGAATAAAATGAAACTAGAGGTAACTTTAAAAACGTTTAATCCTGGAATACATTTATGGCAAAAGATACCTGTTCAAATTATGAAATCAGGTTTTACACAAATTACTTCACAACAGGGTATAAATGAAGCTAAAGATGATAAAGGTTTTGATACAGATCAGGACGTAGAAGCTGAAAATGCAAATGAATTAAACGTAGATCAAGTTAAAGATGAATTCTTAACAGGTTACTATGTAATAGGAGGAATTAAATATATCTATAAGCAAAATACTGGTATTATTCAAAAGCTAACCATGTTAAGAAGAGAGTGGCCTAGTAGAATTAATAACCTAGAAGGATAGCACTAAACTAATAAGAATATATACTATATGTCAGATTTCAAAAACAAATTAGATTTTCAAAAGGGTAAGTTAGCACAGTCTCCTTATCAGGACCCTACTTATCTTTCGTTTGTTATATTATTTAACGTGTCAGATCATACTAATTCTCCTCTTTTGTCAGGTGCTGCTGAAGAATTTTATATAAATCATTTAGGAGCTAGTTACAGGGAAGATAGTGATTCTTCTAAAATGGATGGATCTCATAAATCTGAATCTGATAAAAATAAAATGGGCGGACTTAGTTCAGGTGGTAATTCCGGAACAGTTAAATTTTATGAAGATAGATTATCAAATCTTGTTAAATTTAAAAAAGCATTATTAGATCTAAATAGAAATACTCCATGGTTCTTTCAAGGATTACAGGGTGTTGACAGAGCGATTACAGCATTCGATCCTAATAATCCATATTTTGGAGGAGATGATGCAAAGTTAACATTGAGCTGTTTAGAATCTATTAACCTTAGAGTTTCTGGTCTTATGCACCTTTATAGAAAAGCAGTATTCGATGAAGTTAAATGGAATTGGATATTACCTGAGAATTTAAGAAAGTTTTCAATGGTAGTTTATATTACTGAAGTTAGAAAGTTTCAGAATATATCTAGAATAGAATTAAGTGGAGTTCCTAAAAAAATAGACTTAGCTGCTATTAAAGGTTTTCCTGGAAATATGAAGCCGAGTTTAGGTGTTAATAATGGTAATGAAGGAATTTCGGGAAGTGCTAACAGACCTTTCTTCATGTTTAGATTTGGAGAATGTGAATTTTCTTTGAACACTGGTTCAGAAATATTTGGAGATCTTACTAAAAATCCAGGAGAACAGGCAAGGCAAACTATTGAAATGTCATATGAAATTATAGACAAAATGGACGCTAGAGTTTTAAATGGAATTGTATCAGATACTATTCCAGATGGATTATCACCTGCACATGACTCTGAAGATTATAAAGCAGATGGAATACTTGGTCTTCTTGGAGATAAACTTAAAGGAAAACTTAAAGAATTAGGTGAAAGAGGTTTAGATGACCTTAATAGATTAGCAAGAGAAAAGAAAGATGAATTAATTCAAAGTGCAAGAGATACGGTAAGAGGTAGAATTCCTAATTTCGAGAACATATATCAAGATGCTCTAAGTGGAGTTTCAGATGGAGTAGATAATATAGGAGCTAATATAGCTGAAAACGTATTTAATGTAGATACTTCTTCAACGGTTGGAGACGCTTTAACAAAGGCAGCTTCAGAATCTCTTGGTAATGTAAACGATTAATATATGTCAACTGAAAAAGAATTAAATACTGATAATCTTAGAGACACTCATTGGTTAGGAGAAGTTATCGATAATGTCGATCCTCTTAAAATGGGTAGATGTAAGGTTAAGGTTTTGGGTAAATATGACAATTTACCAGATGATGCAATTCCATGGGCAACTCCTATGAATAGAAACGCAGTAGGTTCACACCTTGTTCCTAGAATAGGAGATATAGTTTCAGCTAGATTTGATAATGGTAATTTATATCATCCTGAATATTGGTTTCATATAGATCAAAATCTTGATCTTAAAGAAGACATATTAGACGGAGCTGGAAATGCTGAAAATGTAATCAGCTTAATATATGATGCTGAAAGAAACTTAAGAATTTATCACTCAGAAGAAGATGGCCTTGTAATTACTAGAGGCCTTGGCGCAAAGGAAAGACCTATAATTCAAATAGACGAAGCCGGCGATATTAAAATTTCAACAGGTGATAGGATATTTTTAGATGCAGGTAACATATTTTTAAGTAATACTGGAGAACCTGGAGAAGACACTGAACAACCCGCTGTGAGAGGATTATCTTTAGAAGATTTCCTAGCAAATTTTATCGCAGACTATAAGGCACATATTCATCCGACAGGTGTTGGTCCTTCTGGAACTTTACAGGTTCCATTTGTAGAAGGAGATCACAAGTCATATCAACAAGAAAATAAATAACTATGCCTGCAAAATGGTCACCTTTCATAGATGAAGTATCTGATATTCTTGAAAATAGAGGATCTTTGGATGCAAAAGATTTCGGAAAGAAATTGGCAAATGCATATTTAACAGCTATCAAGGGTAATGCAACATGTGTTCCGGGAATGGCTGCCCATGAAACATCTGCCGGAGAGGCTGCATTTGTAGCAAGTTACGAACAATGGTTTCATGACCTTTATGAAAAGGGTGAACCTACGATGCTAACCCCCGATAATGAAAAACCTCTCGTAAATCAAAAAGATAATTTAATAGCATATTTAGCGACGGAAGCTGGTTCAGAAACTAGACTAACTATTGCCGGAAAGGACAACGATCCAGAATATAATAAATTAGAAGGTGAAATAGGAGAAGGTATACAGTATGAACCTACCGAAGAACTCGACAAGTATTTAGAAGAGTATAAGGATGACGGAACAGAAAGTCTATATAGATTTAAATTCTTCGAGTTTCATCGCTTAGATGGTAAAGAAACCCCTGATGAATTGGCTAGAATATTTGCAACGAGATTATTAATGCAATTTGAAGATATTTCTGACGGAGATAAAAGATGGGATTTTTGGCACTGGGCCACGTGGATGGGAACTAACAAAATTACACAAAGTACAGTGGGAGGATATACTCTATGGGAGATTAATGATATGAACGATAACAGGGATGCGGCTATATCTACCCTAATGGGATTAGATTGGAGTTGGCAATCATTTAAATCTTCCTCTAATGTGACGGTAACTAATACCAGTGGAAATTATAATGGTGAATTTTATTTACTGGTTTCTAAATATGTAATTGATGAAATAAAAAAGTGCCATCCTATAGTAGATAGCAACGGAGAGTTTTTATACAATGAAGAAACTGCAATAAAGAAAGATTCTATAAAGGCTATTGAATATCCATGGCCCTTTGATACTACATTACCCGTAGGATATGAAGAAATGGAACCTGCTGAAAAATTAAAAGTAAGATATCCATTCAAATTAACTAATTTAAAAATACAGGAACCTTTTAATGAAAATAAGAAAATGCCACCTGTATTAACTCAAAACGTTATTACAGAATTTACATGGAACGGTAAAAAAGACTATGGTTTTAAAAAGACCAAAGTTAAACCGGTTTTTATAGAAGATGAATTAAGAAAAAAGTGGCAAGGATGTCCTCTTACTGAAAGTGACGAAACACAGAATTCTATTGTGAATATAGATATGTCTAAGACGGGAACTTTAGCTAAGCAAATTAGAAATACTTTAATAGTAGAAATGGGAATTGAAGCTGCAATGTTAGCAGAAGGCGGAAGTAAAGATGATCCATATAAAGAACTTGCAAAGGCAACTCTTAAATATTGGAAAGACGCGACAATACAGCCATTTGCTACAGATCCCCCTACCCCACCATGTTTATCTGTTCCGGTTCTTTTAGGAAAATACATAGGTGTTAGTTATGGAAATCAGAAGAAATTAGCAGACAATATTAGAAGAGCCCTTAATTCCGGAAAGGATTCTGATAACGCACATGAAGCAGCTGAAATAGTGGCAAAGGCACTTGCATATTCTTATTTTACACATCTTAGCCAAATGAAATTTATTTACATGGGTGGAATCCCGGTTCCTTTAGTTCCATACATCCCGATGATAGGATTTGACGCCACCGTAATTTGATATATAGCTAGTAAACATACATTAACCCTTTTAAAAACAAAGTAAATGTCAACAAAGACAACTCAAAAACAAAAGAGAGCTAGACTCTCAGCGACAACCCAACTAGTTGAAGCAAATCAAGAAACAGAAGTTAAAGTAGAAACTTCACTAAACTCACCAACCCCAGAAAAGGCCGTTCCTGGCCCAGACACAAATTATCTAGATGATAATGGAGAATTCATGTGGGACGAATACGAGGCAACTTGTGTAACTAAACTCAGAAAACCTAACCCACATATTAAAACACCTAAAGGTGTAAAAGTATATAGTAGAGAGTCATATGCTCAAGAACTATTCGATATAATGGAAGGTCATTCACTGACTTCTAATACGATATATTCTTTACAATTAGGAGCAAGCTACACTGGAAAGGTATACGCAGTAGATTCCGAATGGGCATCAATTGATGTAGGATATAGGGAATTAATTTATGTAGATTTATCAAGAGAAGCAGAGGAAGTTCTAGAACTTCTAAAACAAGGAGCAGAGGTTGACGTTCAGTTAATTGCAGACACTTCGATGAATGTTAAGAAGTATATGATAGGTTCTGTAACTGAAGGTCTTAAGACTAAGGTTGTTAAAGAGATCATATCGTCGATTGACGATGGAAATACAGCATATAGCGGTGTTGTTTCTAAAATGATTCCAGGCGGAGGATATATTGTAAAAGTTCAAGGTATTGAGTGCTTTATGCCTGGCTCATTAGCAGGTGTAAATAAATTACACGACTTTGAATCAATAATTGACACTGAAATGTATGTAGTACCTGTAAGTTTTTCAGAAGAAAAAGGAACTGTTGTAGTTTCTCACAGAGCATACCTAAGAGCTCTTATTCCTAATACGCTTAAAGTGATACAGGAAGAAACTGCAACCGAAAGAACAGGACATGTTACTGGTTCTGCAAAATACGGTGTATTCGTTGAATTCGAAGGATGCTTAACTGGTATGATTCATGTTAATGACCTGGACACTGAAACTGCAAAGGCACATAGAGACAGATCTTTAGAGCCAGGGACAGAGATTAAATTCTACGTCAAGGAAGTTATTAATGAAAGAAAAATTACACTGGTCCAGGGTTCTCCTGCTGAAAAGAAAGTAGATCCGTGGGAAGGTATTTCCGAAAGATACACTAAGAAAACTGAAGTAGTAGGAACTGTAAAATCTACCAAAGATTATGGTCTATTTGTAGAAATAGAAGAAGGTGTAGTAGGCCTCTTACATATATCTGAATTCCCTGATAATATAGAAATTAAAGACATATCGAAAGGAGCAGATATTACAGTCCAAGTAATCAGAGTTGAAGAAGATACTAGAAAAGTATTTCTTAAACTATAATCAAATCTATAATTTAGTTGAAAGAGCCCGATCACTCGGGCTTTTTCACGTTATAGTGTATCTAACAGAGATATATAAACCAACTTAAGTTATATAATTACGTAAATGAATAATATTAATAATTCAGACATATTAAAGAACGCACTGGTAGGTGTTGAATTTGAATTTTATTCTAATAAGGATATCGATACGACTGCTAAGGAATTAGCGGGTCTTTTAGGTAAAAAGATTAGAGTAGAAGCAAAGGCACATAGTGATTTTGAAGTTACAAGAGATGAGTTTAAAATCGAACCTGATATGTCAGGAGGTGAAAAACTAATGGAACTTGTAACAGGTGCACAACCATATTATGCTGCAAGGATGATGATTATTAAAGTATGTAAATGGATAGAAGAGAATGGGTATACTAATGATAGAAGTTCTATTCACTTAAACCTTTCTTTCGATACTGATAAAATAGAGAATAAGCACAGAATATCTAAAATGAATGTTCTTAAATTTATTTTAGATTTTAAAGAAAGTCAAGTCTTTAAGTTTTTCCCAGAAAGAAAAGATTCTGCATACGCAAAATCAATTAAATTCATTTTACCTAAATCAGATACCTATTTCTTTGACGGAGCAAATATTACTCCTAGTAATTTCGTATATCCTGATTCTAAATATTATGGAATTAACTTTGAAAAGAGACATAAAAATTATTTAGAATTCAGATATCTAGGTGGAGAAGATTGGGAAAAGAAAACTTCTAAGATTCTACAGATGCTAGATCTTTTTATAACTCAGCTGTGGAATAGCACGTCCGGAGTTAACTTCAATAATCTTAATTCAATAGAGCTTAGAAAAATTCTTGCGGAGAATGAAAGAATTATAAAGGCTAGAAAAGATTGGAGATCGATTAATACAAGTTGGAATCAAGATGTTAAATTAACTGTTGATCTGAATGATAATGAAAAGATAATAGATTTACACTGGCCTAATATTAGAGAAAGAGTTCTTAGATTATTTACACATGGTGAATTAACTAAAGGACATATTAACTATGATGCAGATAATGGAACTATTCAAGTAGAAAGCGGTAGGTTATCCTATTGTGTAGAATTAGAAGGCTATGAGTTTATAAGATGTTCTCTAAGAGGAGAATTTACAAACTGTGATTTCTTTGGATGTGATGTAAATGGATCAGATATACACACATGTAATTTCTATCAATCTACTCAATTAAATTCATCTAAATTAGAAAGTTCTTACGTTCATCAGTCATGTGTTTTAAAGGACTGTTATATATACGGAAATGGGATAATGAAAGGTAGTATGCAAGGTGGTATATTTAGAGAGGGTAAATACGATAAAAGAACTGCAAGGTTTGACAACACTGAAAAAATACTTTACACAGAAGTTTAAAAATAACTAAAATAAAATGAGTGATAATATAATAGGTAATGATGGCAATTTAAACAAGCCAACCTGGGATACTGATGGCAACAAATGCTTTAATGATTTTGTGAATGAACTGGCATCAGAAGTAACAGGATCATGTATGATTCCTATGAATCTTCCAAAGGCAGAAGTTCAAAATATTGTTAAAAGAGCAAAGAAATGGTTCTATAAGAATTACGAGTATTCGATGAAAGAGAACTTTATGGTTTTACCTAAAGAACTTTTTAATTCTAATCTTTTTAAATCTAGAAGATGCTTTACTCTTCCAACAATGGATCCAGTCACAGGTGGTGGAGAAGTTTATTCAGTATATGGATGTTTTGAAACTGGATCTAAGTATGCAGGTGGAACAGACATTAGATTTTCACAAGGTGATTTTGCTATTGAAAGAATGATGTACACTGGTATGTTCGGTGGAGATGGTGTAGTGGATGCAGCAGAAAACCTACAATATTATGTAGTTAATGAAAGTTTCTTTGATATGGCTAGACAGATTCTAGAAAACCCTATCGGATATCATTACAACCAATTAACACATGAGATTAAATTTACTGGAGAAACTCCTAATAGAGATATTATATTAGAAGTATATGAAACAATTCCAGAATGTGCTCTTTTTGAAGATGAGGCATTCTTTAGATATTGTGCTGCTAAGATTAAAATTTCATTAGGACAAAAACTAAGTATATTTGGTTTTGCTTTACCTGGAAATATAGAAGTTAATGCAGATGCAATTCAAGGTTTAGGCGAAGGAGAATTAGAAGCAGTTATTGAAGAAATAAAAACAGATGAAGGCACCGATTGGATGATGCATTCTTAATAGAATATATAGTTAAATGGAGTTTTATATTAAAGCAGACGGAGATCCGGGATTTGACCCAGCTAAATTAGAAATTAGTTCTGAGCTAGCTAGGTTAATGACACAGATAGAAACTATTCTTTTTACAAGAAGAGGTGATGTATTGGGAGATCCTGAATTTGGTGCAAACTTAGAAGATTATGTGTATTCTTTAAGTTATAATGACTATTTATTAAAAAAGGTAGTCGCTGAACAAATTTATAAATATGCACCTTTGGCTAGAAAATTTAATGTAACTGTTGATGTTGATTTCACAAAAGAAGTTGACAGACATGCAGTGTTTGTAGACATACGAATCGATAATAGATATCAATTAGGAGTTTACGTATAATAAAACTAATAAAATAAAAATGGCAGATAATAACTTTTTATCAACATCCAGAATTAAAGTTGGAGAAATGATCGACGACGTAAGATCCTATGTTACTAGGGTATACGGCGAGGTAGAAGGAGCTTTTACAACAGCTTCACCCTTTTCACAAATACTTGATGTTATTTCGCAAATAGGTAGATTAATATTCTTCTATATAGAAGACGCAACAGTTGAACAGAATATTTTAACAGCACAAAACCCTGAATCAATATATGGTTTATCAAGACTAGCTGGTCATGATTCATTTAGAGGAGCTGCCGCTTCAGGTGAATTAAAATTAAGATTAGGTGTTTCAGGTTTAGAAGATATTGCAGGAGACGCACTAAACATTCCATCTAATGCTATTATAGAATGCAAAGACAATGGTCTTAGATATACTCTAAGAACTAGTAACGATCAATTTAGATTAGAAAAATCAAATTCTAATTACATATTTATTCCAGTTATACAAGGTGAGTATGAATCTCAGAGTTTAACCTCAACTGGAGAAGCTTTTCAATCTTTTAATGTTATAACAAAAAGCATGGTAGATCACTCACAAGTTAGAATAAAAGTTAATTCTAGTCTTTGGTCTAAATATGATTCTTTATATGATATGAAAAAGGGAACTCAAGGATATCTTGTTAAAACAGGTATTACGGGAGGTTTAGATATTTATTTTGGAAATGGATCCTTTGGTGAAATACCTGAGTCTGGATCTACAATAGAAGTAGAGTATTTAAAAATAGGAGGTTCTATGGGTAATTTAAATGGTAGAGCTGATTTATCTTTTGAATTTAAAACAGAAGGAACAGATTCTTTAGGAAATACACATGACTTAAATGAATTATTAGAATCTGAATTTACAGTTGCTCCAAAAATGGGAGCAAATCCGGAAAACATTGAATTAACAAAACTTATCGCCCCATTGCAATCACATTCATTTGTATTAGCAACACCGGATAACTATGAACATTTTCTATCAAGATACGGTATGTTTTCATATTTAGATGCATATAATACAACAGATGATGGATATTTAGATGATGATAATGTTATCTATTTGTTCATGTTACCTAACACTCTTAAGAAACTACAAAACAATAAAGATTATTTTAACTTAGATACTTCTGAATTCTTTTTTACAGAAATTGAAAAAGAAGGAATTATGGGGTTATTAGAAAAATCAGGAAGACAAATGGTAACTACTGAAGTAAAAATCGTAGATCCAAAACCACAATATTTTAGAATGGATATTAAAGTAAGATACTTTGAAGGATATACTAAAGCTAATTTAGCTACTGAAATAAGATCAAAAATTGCAGAATATTTAATAAATATAACTAGAAGAGATAGGTTACCTAAGTCTGATATCGTTGCTATAATAGAAGCGATTGAGGGAATAGATTCAGTTAATGTTAAATTTACTTCAGAAAAAGAAGAAACAGCTAGAAGACTAGGTTACTACATATCTAAAACGGTAACTGTAACACCATCGACACCTGTATTATCTGACATAGGTAATGGCAAACAAAAGATGGTTTTCTTTAAAAGAAACGTAACTACATCTCAAGTTAACTTTGAACCAGGTGCTGCTCTTCCCGAAAACGTAATAAACTTAGATTCATTTGGTGATATTATTCTTGAAAAAGAAGAAGTTGCCCTATTCAGAGGAGGATGGTTAGATAGTAAAAATTTAATGGTACAAGACGAGGTTAAAACCGGAGAAAAGGCAGCAATGTCAATTTACTTTGATGAACCAGCCGTGAAGAACACTATATTTGCAAAAGTTCAAGCAAAAAATAGAAAAGCAATATAATGAGTATTTTTAATAAATTATTTAAGAGTCGAAGAAAAAGACTATACTCAATTAGAGAAACCGCATTTGATGATAGAAAGAATTTAGGTAATGAATATAGAAGTAACATTCTTAAAAATTCTATATCTAGTCATATTTGGAGAAATAATCAAATGAATGACTTTGTTAATTTCATTCAAGAAATAGTAGCCGACTGGGTTGATTCTGTAAATTATTTAAAAATTTACAAATCATATACCATGAAAAAAGAAGATAAAAAAATTAGATAATAATGTCATATCAAAATCTTAGATTTTTTGATAACAATTCTAACGAATTAAATTTAGAATATAACAGTGACCTGGGATATTCAGAAGGGACTGCGTTTTTACCTGAGATATCCACAGGTCTATATGAAACTCTTAACTTATATGTGTTAGAGGAAGTCAGAGACGATTTAGATAATCCTAGGTTTGTACACCCAATATCAGTTGACGTAAATAATACTTCTTTGAAATTTAAATTTACTTCAGAATATGGAGAAAGTGAAGATATCTTTTTATACAGCGGTAAAATGGTAAGAGGAGATCTTGAAGTAATTAAAGATGAAATGCAATCAAGTGAAATGAAACCTAGTACACTTTATAGTGGATTAGATTCTGAAAACTTTAAAATAGTTTCACCAACTGCAGATATGTTACAGCCTACTGCATGTATTGCAAATATTGCGCTAAGTTCTGAAATAGAAGGTTTTCATATTAGAACGCTAGAAATATTTGCATCTGTTAATGGAGTAGACGTAAAGGTAGCATCTTTAAAAATATATGGTGAAGTTGTTGCAGAAGACGAAAGACTAAAGGACCTCTTAACTAATATGGCTCTTAACTTAGATGAGATGGATTATCTAATATTTAGAGAATCTGACATCAAAGACCTTGGAGTAGATTATAAAGTTTTAAACAGAAAAAGAAAAGAACTTTTATTACAGGCTTCTACTATTAAGCCGTTTATTGGTACATATAAAGCTCTACTAAACGTTATTGATTTTTATGGATATAGCAATGTAAGCCTTAGAGAGTATTGGCTAAATATAAATGAAAGTGCAGAGGGATTCGGTAAGATGATTGTAGTTCCTGTTGCTAATCAAACTGAGGTTGGTTTTTTAGCTAAGAAAAGTAGAAATGCAAATCTTCCTAACTCTAACCAAAAGAAAACTTTTAGATTTTCATTAGCATATAGATTAAATGTTCCAACTGGAAGATTAAATGAATTTGATTTACCAGAAGTTGAAGAAATTACAGATTTCTCACCGGATGAAATACTGATCAAGTTATATGCTTTAAAGCGTAAATTACAGAGAGAGTATTTACCTCTTAATGCAAAGATAGTAGATATCACGGCTGAAGGAGATTATTTCGACGGAGTTAATCAAAGAGTATGGAATAATCAACACCAGATACATGCACAGTATGCAGGACAGGATGTACATTATGATATTTTACCCGATGTTAAAACTATTTATATAGAAGATTTAAGAAAGGTAGATTACAGGTTAGAAGGAATTAATCAAAAAATAGAAGTATTTAGTAAGACAGAAAGAAACGAATTAGAAGAATCTATAAGAAATTTTTATACTAAATGGTATGACGATGACATGAATTCCTTTAACACAATCGATGGAATTCCGATAGGAGCTCCTATTGTTTTAACCGGAACTTCCCTTAAAGATACATGGGATGATGCCGAGTTTACGTTTATTGACGCAAATGATACAGATGACGATATTGCATATCCAATTTATAATGCAAACGGTACGATAGCCGATGATAGTGAGAATGATTTAAATCTTCAAACAAGTGGAATAAATCCAACCCAAGACACTTTCTTAACATGGGATGATTGGTGGAAAAGAAGTGTATATGAAATTGAATGGATAATTAAAGGTCCTAGAGGTTACCTTAAAACGATCAGAGGATCCGTTGACGACTGGTATACTCTTCCTTTAATATTACCATATACGGGAGAATACGTAATAGATGTTGCATTTTGGGATTTATACAATGTTAGAAGTATTAGCCATAATAAAACGATAAATGTTAAATCGAAGAATATACAAATGTATGGTCTTTATCAAAAGCTTACTAAGGAATTAGACTGGGCAAATTATAAGTATAAATGGGAGGAAGCAGGATCTTCATGGGAATGGGGTAGAGAAAACCTAAATAAGGTCGAAGAAAGTATAGGTACATATTATCTAACACTTGACAGGGCTAATTATTTAAATGATGAAGAAGACGGTAAAGAATTTTCAATAAGTAGAAGATATGCTGACCCTAATAGCGCCACTGGTTTTGCTGAAACAACAGGTGCATATCAGTGGAAGTCTTTAAGAAAGCAAGCGTGGAATGATGGACCAACTACTTCATGGAATCAGACTAGAATAGGTGCTGATCTAAATTCATCTTTTAAATTAGAATTAAACGGAGACTTAAATGGAACTATAACAGTTTCACAATTAGATACCTTTACGGGATTAGAAATAATAGAGTCGTATACTCCGACTGCAACATATCCTACAAACCCACTAGACTTATCTGCTTGGAATAATTTACAGCAGGAGATTAATAATTTAAATCCTAATCAATATCCTATCTTTACTAAATTTAATTGGAATCCAATTTATTTTGATTCAGACGGAAATGTTTCTACTGGAATTGAAGGAGTAGATGAATGTACATATATGTTAGTTGTTTCTAAGCAACCAAACGAAAGTTATGATTTTCACAATGCTACTACTACAACAGGATTAATAGATCAAAATAGCTTTGTAAAGTATCAGGCGTATAATCCTAACTTTAATGATACCTATATTATAGACGACCATGACACTATAAGTTTATTAAATCATGTAACATTTTCCTATGATTTAACTAAAATGCCAGGTGTAATAGAGCAGAAATGGAGATTGATAAATAATAGTGTAAAAAAAGAAGATATATATTATGATAATCAGTGGTTGACATATCTATTCGATACCAAAGGTGAGTATAGTTTGGAGCTGGAATTAACTGATTTGAATGGAAATAAAAACATAACAAGAAAAAACATCTTAACAATTAAATAAAATGGCAAGTATTACTACAATTTTAGGGACACACAGTCTTTCTTCTTCAAGACTTACTATCAATAACAATTTTGATAACATTAATGAAGAATTAGGAACAATTGAAAATGTCCTAGACACGACACAGGAAACACTAACCTTATCAGGTGCAGTTTCTGCAGGTCAACTTTTTGTGAATAACGGAACTTTAGCTACATTAACTGTAGATGGATCTTCGTTAACATCTGGAGTTGAATCAACATTTCAAGAAAATGTTATTTTTGAGAAAGGACATCAAGTATCTATAATGGACACTGTTAACTTTCCAACTGGAATTCCAGTAAAAGGAGCATATATTTACAATAATGCTAGTACTGATATCCTAGTAGGAGGGTCTACTCCTGGACAAACTTTAGTTATTATTGGCCTTGCTGAATTTACGATTGACGCAAGTAATGATAATATTAATGGATATAATAGTACGTCTAGTATAGAAGTGGCTATGAATGGATCTATTAGCCTTATGGGAGACTTAAATGGTAAATGGTATATTGTTGGTTCTAACGGAGCAACTATATCTTAATTAAAATAAAAACAATTAATTAGATGGCTACACCACTAATAAGAATTCCACAGGAACAGGGAGGTACGATGTATGCTTTTGCTAATGCAGCAAGGGATTTGACACGTGCTTATTATAATCCAGATATTAATTTTGAATTTTCTAAATTTGCATTGATAGACTTGCCAGTATATGCAGATTTTTCTTTAAGCGATGTTAATGACCCTCACTCTGGACCTAACTACATTAAGTATACGAATTTATATGAAGGTGGCGGTGGTGAAAATGCCAGCCCTTACTCTGATGTTTCAAACGACGGTAATGGTAATGTTCATTTTGCACAAACTTTTCAAAGTTATGCTCTTAATTTAGAGAACATGCTTCTTAACCCAGAGGTTAATGACGATTTTGATGATGTTTTATTTCAAAGTGATGCAGAAAAAATATTCTTTAAATATTTATATCATATAAATGCAATAAGAGTTAGAACTGCAACTTCACAAGAAGTTTCAACAGGTTTTTCTAGAATGATAGAGTTAGATGACTCTACACAAGCTGGTTCCGAATATAGTCAAGTTATAAAATACATTGGAAATATAGATGTAACTAACGATAAGAATTATCAAGGACAGCAATATAATGAAATATTTGTTAATGTTCCTTCTTCTGTAGGATATACTCCGGAAGTTTTATTAGAAACATCTAAGTTTAATACTAATAATATTAAATTTAATCCGGGTTCTGAAGTTGAAGGAAGAACAAGTGATGACATTCATCCAAATCATCCTCTTTTAGATTTACAATCCTATGGTGATCAAGATGACGGAACTTATAATACTAACGAAAATGAAATTCCAACATTTGGAATTGACTTTAATGCCTCTGCATATTCTAAAATAATAAACGATCCTAAATTAGATACAGTATTAGACTATTCAAAGAGAGGTGGAGATTTTAGATTTAACGCAATATTAGTTTATTACGATTTATACTCTAAATCTAACATAGGTAATAAGGCTACTAACCTTTATGGTATAATCTTATTAGACAACTGGAAAGAAGATACTTCTAACGACGGATGGTATATTCCAGAATTAACAAAATATAAGCCTAATGAAGTAACTGGACTTAATGGTAATGCATTTGCTCTTAAATTAAATCTTAAATTTAATTCCTCATTAGATAATGTAGGTGTAGAGAAAAATGTAAACGATTATTCTACATTTTCAATGGATATTTTCCTAGACACAACAAGTGCTTTAGAAAATGCAGTTCAATTATTAAAAGATGCAAACAGCAGATATATTGATATTTCTAATAAAGTTGAAATGTTGGAAAGTTTCTTTTTGAATTCTGAAAATTTACAAGGAATATCTACAAGATTAGACTTAATTGAAAGAGACGTTGAAAATGCAACTCTTAATTTTCAAGACGAGAGAAGTATAATGGACTTGATAACAGATAATAGCTCTAGATTAAATCAGGTGATATCTGGTGTTATACCTACAGAATTACAATATAATACTGACGTTCTGGAATCAGGTAACACAGGAGTCTCTGTTGACAAATCTAGCAGCGGTAAAGTTAAGATAAGTAACGTAAATTATGGATATTCATTAAGCCCTGCTTATGTGTTTGATACTATTTCTAATATAAACGAAAGAACACTAGATATCAATGGTCCTTTTTTACCATCTGAATCTTCTACTAAAGCGGTTTGGCAAAGACTAAAAGAGTATGATAACTTAGTTAGAGTTTACACAGCCTTTGACGAGAGCTTTGATTCTAATCTAAATATATACCTAGATGATACTGTAACGACATGGAAAAAAGGACAAGTTGTTAGAGTAACTTTTAAAAATAAAATCAAAAACTTACAATCTAATTCTATTACAATGTGGACAGATAAAGAAGGTGGATGGTCTCAAAAGATTTCAATCTCAGCTTCTTCACTATTAAGCGCCACTCCTTATATAGAAATAGTTTGTGTTGATGAAATAAATAAAACGTTTGAATACGATATCTTAAGATAATATGAGCGCTAGTAATTCTATATCACACTTACTCGAACAGTTTCTTGAATTAAACACTAATTCACTAGAAACTTTTGAGCGTATCAATGAAGCTATTTCTACAGATAAAGAAACTGTTACAATTGATCTATTCGATAATCGCACAGGTGAAATGACTGCGATTCAAATTCCAGCATTTGGATTTTTGAAAAGAGAAATTGAAAGACTTGATAAGAATTTAACAGCAATAAGCGGTATAGACACCTCAAGTGCTAATGTTAAACTTAAAGATGGTTCTTATAGAAAAATACATACTTCTAGATTAAAAGGACCTTCAGCCCCTATAACATCCTTAGCAACTCCTAAGGAATTTAATACTAAGCTAAACGATTTCTTTGAAGATTTTTTAAATCCATTATTAACGATTAACCTTGATGTTAAAGGTCAAATTCCAGTAGACACTGAAAGAGTATATACTGAGAGATTTATATTCGATGACGAAGATGCTACATCTTCAGAATCATTTGACGAAATTTACAAAGGTCAAAATGACGTTAACTATGAAAAGTTTGTAGCTAAGATCAAAGAAAACGGATTAAAATATAGAATTGATGCAGAAACCGTAGATATGCCAATTAGGTCTATTCAATATACGGGTTCTCTTGGTGTATTAAAAGTTCAAAATGTTGCTAAGACAGCTATTATTGATGGTGTTAGTCAAACTAAGACAGTTAAGGTATACACTCTAAATAAATTAACATATTCTGACGCAAATAAAATAATGAAAGACACTGAATCTTTAAAGATAGGTGATTCATTAGTTGTAAATAACGAAGAATATAATACAAGGTATATAATAAAATCGATAGATGTTTCAACATCTCAAGTTGAATTATCGTTACTTGAAGGATACGCACCCATAAAAATAGGTTCAGATTCTTTAAGAATATACAAAGACATAGATTTATCAGTAGAAGTTGAAATTAAAGTTGGATTTAACGAAAGACAAGTTGTTTTCGTTAAGCCAATTGACCCTATTTCTAAAATTCCTTCAACGGATTATTCACCTGGTATTGCATTTTTCTCAAACGAATTGACAATCCAAGATGAAGAAGGAATAGTTACTACTCTTTCTAAATATTATAAAGAAGAAGTCGCTGATTTCGGACAGTTTATAAAAGCTTTAAAGGTAGATTATATTCCACCTGCTTCGGTAGGATTAATTCCTGATTCTCCTGACGTTATCGTAGATAACTTTAAGGTAACTCAAATTAATAAACACCTTACTGAAAATGCTACAGTTGAAAAGGTTAAAGCTATTAAGTCTGAAAAGATGGCTGCAAAGCAAGTTATTAAAAAGTTAGACGGAACTATTAAAAAGAAACGTTTATTAATAGCTACTAAAAAGTTTTCTTCTAAGATAGAAAGAAATAGAGAAAAGAATGAGTTAGTTTCTTTAGTTAGAGAGAAAGCAGCCGAAACTAAAGTATTTTCTTCTAGTGTTAGTGAAATAAAAGCTATCGCAGAATCAAACGAATTACCAAAGGTTTCTCCTAAATATAGAGTAAGAGGTTTTTGGTCTATTCCTGATGCCAAGAAAGTAGGTGAAGAAATATCACAAGAAGTAGTTCAGTTCTGTGCAAGATACAGATACATTTCTTCTACAGGTAAAACTTCAGTAATAGAACAAATTAAATTTAATAAAAAGACTGCTGCTTTTTCTAACTGGGTTGAAGTAAAGGGTCCTATTAGAAAAAGAGAAAAGCAAGCTGATGGAGGTTTTAGATGGATTATGGAGTCTGAAGAAGATGCAGAAGCAATCAACTTTAACTCAATAGATCTTCCAATTAGACCAGGAGAGAAAATAGAACTAATGGTAAAATCTGTTTCTGAGGCAGGTTTTCCAACAACACCAGTTGAATCAGAATGGTCAGAAATTATTACCATTCCATTTCCAGAAGGAGAAATTGCAACTGACGGAGCAAACACATTAGTTAATCAAAACGACTTAGATAATGTAAAGGTAGAAATTAACGATGATTTAGAGGCACAAGGTCTTTTTCAACATTTAGATTCCGGCTTCACATCGAACGATACCTTTTATGCACACGGTGCAGATAGCTTAGCTTCTGGTTTCTTAACTGGAGAACAAAGCCCTATTAGTGTATACGATAAGTTATTAGAATTACAAAATCAATTAGAAAGATTACAAGCTAAGGTTGAAGGTACTGTTGGTGAGTTGATGATTAAAATAGTAGATGAAGATGGAACTGCAACGATAGTTAAGAATAATACTAATGCTAAAATATTTGCAGGTTACTATACAGATAACGCTCCAACAGGTGAAACTAAAGGATATGTTGTTACTAAAAACTTTAAAATAGAATTACACAACAGTAAAGCATCTGATTTAGAATTATGTGCTAGAATAGTAGGAGACTTAAAACAACCTGCATACGTATCTACTAACACATCAGAATACGGGCTTGGTATTATAGACATTGATACTTCTAATGAACAAACTGGTGCCTTTGGCCCAGATGATGCTATAGCAAATGATGCATATTATACAAGTGAAGGAAGATATGATCAAGTTCCTGTTGTTTATCAAAACCTAACGGGAGATGGAAATTCTTACAATCATTTTTCACAATCGCCTGAGCAATCTACTCAATTAAACGGACAGTTTATTTATTCAAGATTTAGAAACATATCTAATAACTCCTCATTGTATAATACAGAGGACCCGGATAATGACGTGACGAATACTGCGGTAAAGAATGGTGTTACAAAGGCTGAATACGGGTTAAGTTATCAATTTAAAAATAGTACTAACGGTCAAGATTCAAACCCAACTTTACAATCCGGCACTAGGCCACATCTAAGAGATTTTTCTACTATAGTATCTGGTGCTACATGTGAAATTACTGATAACCCCGAGAATTCAGCTGATGAAGCTGCTGCTCTGGCTTCTCCAGATTTTATATGGAACGGAACATACGATGATGGAAATATAGAAGCTAGCACTGGAGCTGGAGTTTTAGATTTAGCTAAGCTTTCTACACTAGGAGCCGCTGATTATGATAGAGGTATATACTTATCAAAATTCCATCCAATGGTATCTGGAGGAGACCCTGCAAGTAGATTATCAGTGATTGATATTATGGGCCAAGGTTTAATTTCTATGCCGAAATATGCTGTGAAAAGAGCTAATGATAAAAACGGAAAACAACAAACGCCATATCAGCCACTTTCTATTACATTTAGAGATGGAGGAGAATCCGGACCTGTAGATAATGAAGGCTCCGTAATTGCTAGAAAATCTGTAAAGAATTCCTTCGAGGAAAACGATCAATATTTATTAGGTGGACTTTCATGTGGTTCTTTCTTATATCTTTCACCTATAAATCAAAATAGTCTATCCGTAGATGGACCAAATAAATTTGGTAAGAAAATAGTAGAAGGTGGAAGCCAGAATGCAGTTTCAGTAGATATGGTATTTCAATATAGAATGACAGATTATCACGGACAAGATACCTCAGGTAAAGGTAGAATTGGAGGAATATATGGTAATACATTCTCTAATTTAACATATTCTAAGAAAATTGGACTAGACATCGTCGATACATATAAAACTGAATTCAAATTTGATGTTGAAGTATATGCTAAGTATAAAGCAACCGGAACAAATAAAAACAGTATCAACAAGGTAATGCTACAAAGTTATAGAACAGGTACTGGTAACAACTGGTGGTTTAACAGAAGAAGATTCTTTACTGGTTCATACTACAATGCATTTGGATCATCCAGATTATACGATTTTGATGCTCGTCCATTTAGGTAATATCCTGCTGTAAGAAAGCATGATATATACTCTAACAAAAATAGAGTCTATTCATAAATGGCGAAAATTATTAACACAGAAGCAAAGAGTGGTTTAGACAAAAATAAATCGTTTGCTTTATTAAGAACTAATCCTAAATTAACCTCTAATATTAAATTAGTGGCTGATTCTTCAGGAGATATTTATTTAAGCTCTATTAAAGCTAGTAGAGATTTAGCTCAATCTAGTTTTCAAAAACATGCTCTTTCAGAGTCTGGGCAATATAATCGAGACGTTGCAATATTTTATGGAAAATTACCTAAAGATAAAAGGTATGAAGTTGGTAGAGAACATACTGACCTAGCTATAAGTAAAGAATATTCTACTCAATACGAAAATTTATATAATTACGGCGCTTCTTTCAATTACACAAAGGTATATGGTGAGCAATATCGTATATTTTCGCCAATATGGCTAGAAGATAAGGTTCCACAAAAATATGTAATCTATAGAATAGAAGACGTTGATTTTGATAAATCATATCTCAACAATGCTTCGGGTCAAAATCATAGAATACAGGAAATGCTTTCTAAGGCTACTATTATTAAGACATTTGATCTTACTAATAATTCAAAATTAGGAAAGTATTTAAATAGTCATATTAATGACCCGTTATTTCCTAAATCACATGTCACTTTTAATTTTGAATTAGATGATCCTACTTATTTTTCAGGAATAGATTCAATGATAGGAGGTTTTGTTAAAAAATCAGACTATATTGATGATGACTATATAAGAGAAGATCTTCCTGAAATATTAGCTAATAATACTATCACATCTAGTTTTGAAAGAAACGGACTAGTGTCTGCTAATGTATTTAATTTAGAATTCTTGTTTGACGATCATGACGCTAAAGACTATAACATTTATAGATACTTTGGATTATATGTAGATGAACATGTAGAAGGAGAAGTGCTAGTAGACAATGTTACTAGAGATGGCATGCTGTATATTTCAGGAGACAGTAGTATTAATGGAGATCCTCAGTTAATTCCAACAGTATCTGAGACGAGTATTCCGATGTTAAGTTGGGTAAAGGATAAAAATGGTGATTTTCATCATGTCAGAAATACATTTGGTTCTAGAAATAGTAAGTTTTTACAAGATAATTTTAGAGGTATTAATACTTCATTCAATGGAGATAAAGAAAAATTTACTAAGAAGATAGAAAATGAAATACAGGTTCCTGTAATTTCTAAGGATCCTTTTAATGGATTTATTAGGTTTAAATTAACATCTGCGCCTGTACATAATGATAAAATATTCTTAGGTGATCTTTTAGAAATATCTATAGAAAACTTTAATTTAGGAGACTTTATTTTTATTGCAGACGAAACTATGCCGATTGGTACGTATTCTGAAGGAAGATATTCGTGCCAAGGTAATACTTCACAAATTGCCGCAGCTATTGCGGGTTCTATTAGAAACGGTGAAATAATACCATACAATGCCCAATCTTTTAAAAATGAAATAATAATAGATGATTATTCACAGGGTAGAAACAAATACACCACGGTGTTTGGCGTTAATGCTTCAAATCCTTATACGTTTTTAGATACAAGCGATTGTGTCTCAGCAGATTTATTTTTCGAAAAAAGGTATAATGAATTTATTAATGAAGGTGGTACCATAACAGGTGGTCTTCAAATAGGTGATTATAAAATATTTACAATGTCAGGTGGATGTTCTGTTAATCAGGGTATAACTATTTCATCTAGCGATGTTGGTCTTCTTACAGTTGGCGATTATGTTAAACATTTTAGAAAAGAAAAATATACTAGAATTGAAGAAATTATTAAAGATCCTGTTTCTGACAACTTTAGAGTTATTTTTGAAAATAAAGTTATTTTTTCAAATACTAATTTAATTTCTACCTATAAAATTTATATGACACAGTTTGGTAAATTTGAAGGATATGACATAAAAGATTTTGATTTTGATTTCTATTCAACTATTAATTCTGACATTTCTCATCTTACTTTAGAAAGTAAAAACTATTTAGATGATGAAAGTAACTTTAGCCTAAGCTCTGCAATACCTATTAGCAACGATATTTCTATAGTAACACCGCCATCCCCTTCTCTTTCTAATCAGGTTGAATTTGACGCCGTTGCTTGGACTGTGGTTATTGATGGTTTAGATATAAGGCCATTTTTATCTAAGGGTGATTTTTTAAGAGGAGTAGACGAACAGACTCAATCTGGGTCAAATATCACATATACCAAAATTTCAACAGTTAAGTGGGTTACAGGATCAACTTATGCATCTGGAGGAATTACTATAATTAGATTAAAGGAAGAGCCTAACAGTACACTATACAACATACCTAATAACGCATCTGATAAGACTTTCGTATTCAAACGAAGTGATAACAATATTAAATTGTTTAGTTTTAAAAATTTATCTAATGTAATAGAAGATGATTCATCTGAAATAGATGAACAGGTAGCTGTAGATATAAAAAGTGAGTATGATAGGCTAAATGAAAACTCTTTAAAGGAAACTAGTGTAAGTTCTAGGGTAATTCCAACGATATGTAAATTTGCTCTAAAGAATGGCGTTGCAACAAATGCAAGAAACCTACCATATATACTAAACGTAAATGAAGCCTTCGGTGTAGATAATCTGTCACCTGATATATCAGTAGCTTCTGATAGGGATTCTGATAAGTTAAATATGGAGCACTTCTTAATATGGAATATTCCTCCATATTTAAAAACAAGCAGCTCGGTTCCTCTTTTAAGAGATTATGTAAATCCTGAAGAAGACGCAATGTATTTTCCACAGGTTACAGAAAGATTAAAAAATATAGAATATGATTATTTTTCTTCGTTTTTAACATACATTGGAGCACATGTTCCGGTCATAGATCTTGGCAGTATTAGTACTTCTAACTCCGGTTCACAAGGGCTATATAATCCATTTGATCCGATCGTTAATACCCTAGCAGAAGATGATAATTGGGCAGATTCAAAAACAAGAAGATTATACACCATGTTCACTGGTGGTGATTCATTAGGGTTTGCCTCTACTGTTTTTAAAGGACTTAGATATATTTATAAGGATAGAAAAGAATTCTCTCTGAGTAACCCTATTTCATTTCAACCTTCTTCGGGTGTAAATGGATATAAATATTCAACAGTACTATGTTATACTAATAACCCGGCAACTGGAGAGGAAAGGTATGAGGCTAAGACAGAATTTGAATTTATAAAAAATGAAAAATTTAAAACACTAACGCTAGTTATTCATGTATCTCTTCCTAACAATAATGTTGACTTTTTAGACATATACCAAGCTTACACGTTAAAAGATATTGTTGATTCTAGCGGAGATACAATCAACTCTAAGGTTAGAGGTTTTATAGAGTTTGGAGGAGTTGGAGGAGGTTCTAACTGGGCCGAATCAACTACACAGGTAACTAATTCTTTATTATCAGTAGGTTTTAATTCTACTAAGTTTACTGAAGATATATTTAAAATAGATGAAGAATATTCATATTTAGTATTCCAAGTTCCAGGTTTAGGTGGTCAAAATACAATATACTCCCTAAAGGTTGTTTCAGTTATAGACGATGAAAATATAATTGTAGCTGGAACACCCGGTAGAGTAGATACTTCTGCTGAAGCTGGATATCCTGAAAAAATTACAATAATCGAGTATCTAAATGAAACTGACACATCTAATATAGGAAATGGGATAGAATTAGAATATCACCTAGGTGGTAAAAGAGGATGGGAAAACGTATTAAGCTCTGTAGTTGCTCCAGGGATGGCTGAAAAAATAAACACACATGACAATATTAAATATACCACTATAAGCGAAGATGGCGTGGAGTCAGATGGCCTATATTGCATGGAAATACAAGATGGTGTGGAATTAATTAAAACATCAATACTTGATATAGAGACAGATGAAGATAAACCTAAATCTTTTAAATTAAACAACGATGAAATAGGTCATGACCTAGTTGCGAGAGAAGATGGCGGATATTATACTAATCTTAGAAGAATGAATGGTGAATATGATCCTTTATTTAAAAGTGTAATAGAATTTACAGCACCATATAGACATAAAAAATTAACTCCTAGCGATGCACCTGTTAATAGACCATCTGATGAGTATATACGACAACAAAGAATATACAACAGGTTGTCTGAGGTTAACTGTGTGTTCTCTTCTTATTTAGAAGTTGATGATAACTATGGAATTATTTCTAATTTCTTTTATCACAAGGTTAATGAAGAAGGTGGTAAAGTTTTAAAATTAGATCAGAGTACGGATAAACCACCGTTATATCCTTTAATAGGAGAAATAGCAATAGATAAAAGAGATTTAAACTTATTTGATAGTAAATATTCTTCTAATTATTACACTAGATCTTATGAAGGTGGAAAATATAAGAGAGTTTCAGGTACTCTAAGTCCAATAGAAGAAAGATCATTCTTTGCATCTACAATAATGAAAGTTAAGGACCAATATGATATTACTGCATATTCTCCAGTATATATAAATTCTTTAGAAGAACTGGATATTATAAGATACGATGAAAAAGAGAATCAGTCTGCTTATGTGTTTGAAGATTCACAAAAAATATACATCGACTTTTACATTATGGATTCTATTATAAATGAATTAATAGAAGACGAAAAATTAATCTCATATTATTCTAAATACGTTAAAGCTGAAAATTCATACGGAGATAAAACTTCTCTAAGAGATGACACTGTAATTTACATAAAGGATAATATTATACCGAGGTTTGAACTAGATGAAATATTTATATATGGTAAACCTGTGACAAATGAAAATACAGAACTCGATAGTGTAGTGAATCTAGAAGATATAATGTCGGATGGATATCTACCTTTAACTAATTTTGAAGTAAGAAGATTTGCAGAAAAGCCTCTAGACTTTAGGTTAATATATAATAAAAAACCAGGATATAACTATAAGTTTAGGGTCCATGCTAAAATAATCGCATAATAATGAATATACGTATTAAAGAACTTTTTAAGAGCGATCTAGATCCAAACAGTACTGAATGGTGGTCAGAGGATAAAATTGATAAAATCAATTATAACTTCAAGCTTCTTAGTGAAGGAGGACCAGCTGGTCCAATTGGAATAGAAGGTCCAAATGGACCTGAGGGAATTAAAGGAGTAGATGGAGACCAAGGACCGGACGGAATACAAGGAAACCAAGGAGTTCCAGGCCCTGGTTCTTCAGGCAATTGGATATCAGAGACGGTATCATACATGCAACCCATAGGTTATTCAATTTTACAAAAAAATGTAATATATCCAACAGCAGATGAATCGCTAATAGCACAATATGCTCAACCCGTAGGCCCTACTATTGTTCTTGGAGCATCTTCGTATCAACAAGATCCAGCCAACGGTGATAATACATTTTTAAGTACGTTTTACAATGATACTAATATTTCTCATCAAGGAGGAAGTAGTGCAGCATTAACTGTAGTATCGCAATCAGCAACTAACACTGGAAGTTATGCGACCTCTTCAATACTAGATTCTATAAGATTCGCTAATAAGCCAATTCCTACTAGTGGAAACTCATTAGACGACCATTGGCATGCAAGGACATTTGTAATTTCATTAAATAAAAATTTAATGACAGCCCCTGGAGTTGAAGAGACCAATTTAAACATAGGTGTGTCGGATCAAGGAGTTATTATTTCTAATAATCTTCCAGTGGGACTACAGGATTGGCCAGATTTTCACTTAAACCACCTAGCCACATCAACTTCTTTTGAAGCTATAAATAACACTGGTCCTAATGTTAATCTTAAATTATCTGAAAATTCAGAAATAGAACAGAGCATTAAGGTAATACATAGTGGTGAATGGGGCTATGATGATGACGGTAACTTAATTCCTACGGGACAAAGTTGTACATTTACGGTAGGAAAAATAAAGTATGATGTTAATGCAAACGTAGATAACGTGTTAGTTTCTCAAGATAATCTTGGAAGAGTAGAATGGAATGGAGTAGCAAATGTATTTAATGCAATGCCAATCGGTAGTATTACTAAAATACCTACACATAAATTTGAAAATTATTTTAGAACAACAGACTCAACAACAACATACTCGGGTAATGATGCTAATGGATTTCCTCTTTTTAGAAGTAACTTTGGATCTGGATTTAATATGTATCAGGGATGGTATCTTTGTAATGGTTTCTCATGGGGAGATGGCGCAGGTATATCGTTTGATGTTCCCGCTGCTACTAATTTTAAATACTCAGTAAGTGATATAGGTCCAGCAGCTCCTAATAATGCAAATAACGGTGTTAATGCTCTTGATGACCGTATGATAATGGGAGGTCTTAGAGGATCTAGAGTAGAAATAGATTCAAATAACCCTAATAATTTAATATCATCCGATGATTATACTATAAATGATCCAACTATATTACATTTACACACTAACGCTGGACAACAAAACTCCATCGAAAGAAGAAGAATGGGAGATCAATTTACTATAATTAGACTAGGTAACCCTAATCTAGAATGGGGTAATTTTAATTCTAATGCTAGTTTAGAAGATCTTAATGCAAAATATCATGTGATGGAAGGTTCTGTCGATCACTTAGGACGAGATATAGCCGCAAGCTATGCTTCAACCCTAGCAGAGGAAGGTTTACAATGGACAGGATCTCAAGACCCGACTCAATCACAATGGACATATCAACAAGTATGGGCATGGAATTCAACAGGAGAATCACACATAACATTCGCTAGATTTTATAAAAATGGAACAGAATTACAAAGCGGTTGGATTGTGATAGGAGGACTTGCCAGAGAATACATAAATGGTCAAGGAATTACAGATCAATATTTTGTTACATCAACTGATAATGAAGAAGCTTATGTATATGGAGAAGCCTTTCAAGAAACATCCGGTTCTGTTGCCAGGGTATTTGGAGTTACCGGTAATATTTTGTTACTTAGTGATGTAGATTCTGCAGTGACAGCCGAGCAGACAACTACGGGAGTTCAGTGTGGTAAATGGTTTTCAAATCACGCTATGTCAAATCATCCTGATTCAATAACGGGTATTGGAAAATGGAGTGACTGGGACTTGAATGTTACACATATATGGCAGGTTGATGTAAATAATAATTCTATTAGAAAACCTAACGAAGGATGGTATAGACCCGTTGTAGATTCTACTCCATTTATATACTCTGGAGCAGGTTATAACGGAGGATATTATATGACATATCGAAAATATTGGGGTGGTCCTGCAGTTAATGGATTTGAAGGAGAAACTATAAAGGCATCTGGTGCATATTGGTCTCTAGACGATTTTACACTTGCATCTGGAACAGGTTCAGCTAACATTGCATGTACGGCTGCTAATACACATGTTTGCCATTTTATGTACGACTTATATCCAATCGCACTAGGTGAAAGACTAGTCCAAGACCTTAATCCAGACGAGGAGATTGATGAAATAACACAGGCATTTCCTCCGAGTGGAAATAATTCAAGAATAATATATGTACCCTCTAATCAGAGTGCAATAGCAACAAATGTTTCTGCTGCAAACAGGGGTAAATATCCGCTTAAAAAAGTAATTAGCGACACTATAATACCTATGAATGAAACCTATCCTGTAATTGGAGATGTATCTAATGCATCTTATCCATCATACGGACCTCATTATTTTGAAATTAATTCAGACTCTAAAATTAATACAACAGCAGGGTATCAAGCATGCTCTATGAATAATCCTCCCCCACCTAGTGGATTTGTAGAATATATTTATGAAACTGGAGGAATTTATCCTTCAATTGGAGATGCGCCTGGCCAACTTGAAACTGATGGTAGATTAATTAATACTTCATCAGTTGCTCAGTATTTATTTCTGATGGTATCAGATCAAAATTCTCTAGGATATAAGATTGATTGGTCTGCGGGTGTTGGTAACGCCTTTGATGGATGTGGGGAGGAGACAGGATCAATATGGTCAAACTTTACAGGAGGAGTTTGTATAAGTCCTCTGAATAATATGAACCCCCAAGCGTATTATATTGGACTCATTGCTCCAAATGTTACGTCTTCCACTAATTATAGGTTTGGTGTAGAGTTCTTAGAATCATGGACGGCAATGACGATAACTAATAGTAATGTCAACGTAGAGTTATATTATGCTGATAACTTATTAGGATTAAACAAGATAGCTGTGATAGTATAACGAGTAAATATAACCAAGGAAATAAATTAAGATATATACTAAATAAACAAAGATTTAAGTAATGCCGATACCGAATTTAAAACAGATATTACAATCTGACACTCAGCAAGAAAGACTAGATAAAATTAATTATAATTTTGATCAGTTAGTCGCTAACGGAGGTGGTCCTATGGGATCCACTGGTCCTATTGGAGAAATTGGAGCAACCGGTGTTACGGGTGATCAAGGCCCACAAGGTGTACAAGGTATAGAAGGTGCCCAAGGTCCAATCGCATCCGATATTAATAACTATTGGAAACAAGGAGCAGACTATAATTCAAATCAAGGTGTTAGAGTACAAACATACGTTCCTGTACATGAACAACTAAGTGCAGGAAATCAAGCTGCTCCACCCGCTGTACTTTTAGGATTTTCATCTGAATATGAAGAATACGGTGATGTTAGTGGAAGTGGCACTAACGAATCAGCATACTATGGCAGTCAATTGGTTGTTAACAAAAATAGTAATTTTGTAGAAAGTAATATAAGACTAGTATCTGATAGGAATACTGATGTTTTCGCAGACCTAAATCTTGATATAGATTTTGGAGGTGTAGCTGGAGCAACGGCCGACTTTACTATTGGATTTGAAGAGGGTCTAACTGGAACTAATAATATAAAATATAAGGCAGATTTTTTCGAATTTAAAGATTTATCAGGTAATGATTTGCTTACAATGGATTCAGCTAACGGAACTGTCTTTACTGGTAATTTTGTATCTACGGGTACGGCTCATTTCGTAGGATCCATTTTTAAAATAGATATTGCAAGCGGTCTTACATCGACGCCCAACGACCCTGCTATTGGAAAAGTAGCAGTCTCACTGGACACAGAAGGTACAATTGGTTTTAAAACACCTGAAGAAATTGGTGCAGGAATTCCAATTGGAACTATAATTTCATTTTTAGCTACCATATACGAAGACACAAATAATTTTCAACAATCGCAGGATATTTCTGCAGATCTTAGTGGTTTAACGCCTACTCCCCCCACTGACATTGAAATAGAAATAGGTAGAGGTTTAATAGGAACAGATTATGAAGGATGGTATTTATGTAATGGTGAAACATGGCAAACATCCGATGGAACAGTCTCTTATATTACTCCTAATTTAAATTCATTTACATATACTATAGATAATGGTATAGACGATGTAACTTCAGGACCTCAACAAACTATAGGAAATCTCTTAGGAGGTTCTTTTGTTGATATGTCAGAGACCTCTGGTACTATAACTTTAGATTATCAAAATACACCAGAAAATGTATATTTAAACACAGATTATAATGTATCTGGTACAGTAGCTCATCTTATAATAAGAGCACCTCAATTAATATATTTAGGAAGAGGTGATTTGATATTTAAGGCAGCTGGTATTCCACCAACTAATTTGACAGTAACCTCATTATATGCAGGAAGCACATTTGATGATTTATTATCCGGATTTTCTCCTATTAATTTTGATGATTTATTAGATAAATCGCAAAGTTCTTTACAAAGTATTGAAATAGATGGAAACTCATCAGGCATATTTGATTTTTCTAGTATTGCTTCACTAGAATTTGATACACCTAAAATCATAGAAGTAGAGATTAATGCAAAAGAATTTATCGGCCTTCCTCCAGCTAATTTTAATGCCGGTGGAGGAGACGCAACCGGTGGTTATGGGTGGTTTGCAAACTGGGACGAGCAAATGTATCATGACGATACACAACCTAATAAATTTAACACTCGTAGTTGGGTAGACAGAGGTGACTTTAATTTTAATACCGTATATAACCCAGGTGACGTAGTTCAAGAAAGTGGATATTGGTATACATTAGCCAAAGGGTTAGCATCATTTAGTGGAGCTCAAATGCAGGGAATATCATCCAGTACGTTTACTTTATCGGGAAGCCAGGTTACAAGCTCGTGGTCAAAGTTTGACTATAATGAGCATGCATATTGGTATAGATTGCCACATGGAGGAGAGGATGAAGCAATTCAAAATGAATATTTCCCTACAAATTTTCCTAACGAGACATCATATAATGGTGAAAGCGATCTTACTACTGCATACCATGAAGGTCCATATAATAATGGATATGGTAGCGGTAACGTAGGTGGAACTCCAGGACAAGGAACAATAACTAGTTCACCTATGCAAGTCTGGTTTACAACGGACGGAACATCCATCGAATATGTATATCCTCCTAAAATGACAATTGATTCAACTGATGACTTAGCTTCATATAAAGGTTCATTTACACAACCGGTACAGGTGTTCGCTGATCCTATAACAAATGATGGATTAACAAATGACTCGATAGTATTACCTGTAGTTACAACTGCTAATTTAGCAGAAATACAGAGTAGGTACCCTGATTTAGGAATCACAAATGCAGATGTAGTACAATATTCAAATCCACACGGATATACTGATACTGCTGATTTCTGGTCTTCAGCCTCATGGAACTTTTCATACAATGGAATTGTACACGAATATTTTCTTCAAGGTGGACATGATGTAGTCGCAGGAACTAACAACGGCCTATTAGATAGTACACATACATGGAGACCATTTCAAAAAGATACGGACTTTATGAGATATAAAACCGTTACTATAAAGATTTTACTAGAACCTAGTGTTGTAAATCAGCTTATAGCTACACAAGATAATCCTAATTTAGTAGGAGATACAATAAAAATTGGATTAGGTACACATGTGAAGAGAAGAAATGAGTACCAGGCACCAACTCCACCAAATCAGAATGTCCCCGGATTCATGAATGTGCAGCCGCTTGGAAAAAACAATATGACGGCTCCGGTTTCAAACAATAATTTTGCACCGGCGAATACTATTCAAATAACTAGTGGAGATGTACAAATAGATGATTTCTTATCTCCAACTATACCTCCTTTCGATACTGTTACATTTACAGTATCGCCAGCTAATACAGTATTAACGCTTAGTGATATTGCTCTGAATTT